AAAGACTTTGCGTCTGTCAGAGGACTCTAAAGGTTTGCTCGTCGATGCCACACTTCCTGACACTTCGGTTGGTCGTGACTTGTCGGTGTTGATGCAACGTAAAGACGTGGACTCGATGTCGTTCGGTTTCACCGTTCCTTCAGGTGGCGACAAATGGTCTGATGACGGCCAGTACCGTGAACTTCGTCAAATCAAACTTTATGAAGTTTCGGTTGTAACAGGTTTCCCAGCGTATTCAGCAACATCTGCATCGGTCAGGTCGTTTGATGCGCTTGCTACCCGTACCGGCATCGACGCTGATCGGCTTGCTGTAGCGATCACGAACCTTGAAGCAGGTCAAACATTGTCACCAGATCATGCAGCATTGTTGCGTGAAACTGTTGCCAAACTAGAACCAACACCACAGGCTGCGCCAGCCCACATCGGCATCATGGCGAAGCACCTTGAATTGTTGAAGAATCCCTTCTAGTATTCTTGTACTGCATCGTTCAGCGGAGCCGCTGCGATGTTGCTGATTGCGGAGCCGCATCAGGTTGAGTGAAGTATCTCCCTGCGTATCCATATCCGTAATCAAACCGAAAAGAGAAAATCATGAAAGATTATTTGAATCGCCAAGTTGAAATCCGTCAACGCGCATGGGAAGAAGCCAAGTCCATCCTGGACAAGGCATCTGCCGAGAAGCGTGACCTCACAGCAGAAGAATCACAGTCCTACGACCGAATCAACAAAGAACTTGATGAGCGCGCCGCGACCATCCAGAAGCTTCGTGAAGATGAAACTCGTGAACTGCGTCTCGATGCAGCAACCCGCGAAATCGCAGACCAGGTTCGCCCAGTCTCCTCCGCACCAGTAACCGATGACGCAGCAATCATGCGTTCGTTGGCCAAGGGCGAGATTCGCAGCGCATCGTTTGAGAAGCGCGATGTCATCAAGACCCAAGCTGGTTCGCCAGTTCCTACGTCGTTCTACGACCAAGTCATCGGCCTCGCCCGTTTGGCTGCACCAGTCCTCGCAACATCAACGGTCTTGACGACCAATGGTGGAGAGAACTTGCAGATTCCATCGCAGGCGCAGTACTCGACGGCAGCAATCGTTGGCGAAGCAACCGCAATCGCAGAATCCGATCCAGTGTTCAACTCGTTCATCACACTCGGTGCCTACAAGTACTCGTTCCTTGTACAGGTCTCCCGTGAAATGATCGAAGACGCAGGCGTGGACATTCTGTCGTTCATCGCAAGCCAGGCTGGAGCCGAACTCGGCTACCGTGTTGGTGCAGCTTTGACCACCGGTTCAGGAACCAACGCTCCAAAGGGCATCGTCGCAGCATCAGCTGTTGGCGGTACCGCAGCAGGCACAGCAGTCCTCGCAGGAAACGACCTCATCAACCTGTATTACAGCCTTGATGGTGCCGCTCGTAACTTGCCAGGTGTTGGCTGGATGATGAACGGAAAGACCATCGGCGCAGTGCGTTCGATCAAGTCAACCGACGGCATCTACCTGTTCAGCCCTTCGCTGGCAATCGATGTTCCAGACACCTTGCTCGGAAAGCAAATCTTTGAGAACCCATCGATGGCCGATCTTGCTACAACAAGCAAGAGCGTCATCGTTGGACACCTACCTTCGTACTATGTGCGACAAGTTGGTGGCATCAAGATTGATGTTTCGGATGACTTTGCATTCAGCTCTGATCTTCGGACGTTCCGTTGCACATTCCGTGTTGACGGGAATCTTCCCCAGGTCAGCCATGTGAAGCACCTCCTCCAGCCGTAAGGTTTGAGGTAGTGCAACCGATAGCAATATCGGTGTAAGTTTGAGGGTAGGTCGAACACGCAGGGCGACCTACCCTCATTTTTATTTACCCTGCTACTGCGAAGGAGAAGGAAGTGAAAGATGCTCGTCATCATCAAGGGAACACCAATCGACCTGCCCGAGTTGGAGGCGACCCTGCTCTTGCAGCGGGGCGTGGCACACTTGCCCGAAGTGGCAGACTTGCCAACACCAATCGACTTAGGACGCTCTGGTATTCCAACGCGCCCTTCACGCACTCCGGCTACGGCCAGCAAACAGCGCAAATCGTCCCAAGGCTCACGCAAGAAGGACACGAAGTAGCAATCCACGCAATGTATGGACTGGAAGGTTCAACATCAATGTGGAACGGTGTGAAGATTTATCCGCGAGGGAACGCACCATATTCCGATGACATCATGGTTGCGCATTGGATGGATTGGGCTAACGGCAACAAAGACATCCCAGCGATCCTGATGACTTTGTTTGATGTGTGGGTGTTCAAATCTCCATCGTTTGATCTGTGTCCGAACATCGCTTCATGGGTTCCAATAGATCACTCACCTTGTCCAGAGGATGTGTTGCGTTGGTGTGCGCGTCCTAACGTGAAGCCGATAGCGATGTCTAAGTTCGGTGGGCAGATGTTAGATCAGGCAGGCATCAAACACTTCTATGCGCCTCACGGTATTGAACCTGTATTCAAGCCAACAAAGAAATATAAGAGTTCTACAGGTGAGGCAACTGGCCGTGAACTGATGGGCATACCTGAAGACAAGTTTGTTGTCATGATGAATGCAGCGAACAAGGGGGCTAACCCTTCACGCAAATCGTTTGGAGAGAACCTGTTGGCGTTTGGCATCTTTGCCAAGACTCATCCTGACGCAGTCATCTATCTGCATGTCGAGCGTGATGGTTCATCTGGTGGGATCAATGTGCTTGATCTGATCAAGGCAGTTGGGCTTGAGGAACATCAGTACAAGATCGTTGATCAGTACGCCTATCGGATTGGGTTCCCGCAAGAGGCTTTGGCTGCGATGTATTCGGCAGCTGATGTTCTGTTGTCTTGCTCGATGGGCGAAGGTTTCGGCTTGGCTGTGATTGAGGCTCAGGCGTGTGGCACACCGGTCATCGTTTCTGACTTCACGGCTCAGCCTGAGTTGGTTGGGTCTGGGTGGAAGGTGGATGTGCAGCCGTTCTGGGATGCCCATCAGAAGGCATGGTTCTGCACCCCGCAGGTTCCTTCCATCGTGGATGCCCTCAGACAGGCCTATAACGCTCCGAGAGGCGTGGATAAGACCGCTGTGGAGTTTGCCCAAGGGTACAACGCAGACACCGTCTACGAGGCTCATTGGAAGCCAATCATGAAGGAGTTGCATGAATGGTGCCTGTCATCATCATCCCCGTCCTGAACCGGTATGACCTACTGGAACGGTGCCTGCAATCCATTGACTATCCCGTTGAACATCTGATCATCATTGACAACGGCGGCGAGTCCAGCCTGCAATATTTTCCTTGGGTGATTGATAGGCGGCTAGTCAGCAACTATCACGTCTGGTCAATGCCAACCAACCTCGGTGTCGCACCGTCATGGAATCTTGGTATCAAAGCAACACCTCACGCACGAGGCTGGATCATGTTGAACTCGGATGCCTGGTTCAAGCCTGGACAACTTCAACATTTCTATGCTGACTGCCAAGATGGCATGATTGTTCGCACTGAACGGAACTGGTCGTGTGTGTGGGTTGGGCAGGATGTGGTCAGCAAGATAGGTCTATTCTCGGAATGTTACGTTCCCGCCTACTTTGAGGATAATGACTATGAGCAACGTGCGAAAGCATTCAACATCTCTGTCATGGTTTCGGATGCTGAAGTTGGTCATGACAATTCGTCAACGCTCAAAGCGAATCCTGCGTTTGGCGAGAAGAACCAGCGCAGCTTTGCAGACAACAACAATCTCCACGATATGCGATGGCGGTCAGGAATACCTGATGCGGGGGCTTGGGATTTGGGTCGACGAAGAACACTCGGGTGGGATTGATGCGCGTCTTTGATGGTGTGCTGTACAACGGTGAGGCTGATGTTTTGGAATGTCGTTTGTGGGAGTTAGCTGAGACCATTGATGCGATGGTGATCATTGAGGGTGACAAGACTTTCACCGGCAAGCCTCGGGTCAGGGATTCACGCGATCGGTTTGCCAAGTGGGCTGATCTAATTCATTGGGTGGACTTTGACACCCCTACCGATCCGAATCCTTGGATGGTTGAGAAGGCGACCCGTGATCAGTTGCTCATCGAGTTTGATCGCCTTGGCTGCAAGTCTGATGATGTGATCACTGTGTCTGACGCTGATGAGATTTGGCATCCCAGTTCTGTTGAGCAGTTTGCAAGTGGTTGGCATCATGCTTTGATGCGGAACTTTGCGTTCAGTGTTCATTGGGAACGACCATTGCATCAAACAATGATTGCTGGGACTCGTGAGAAGGCTGGTGATTCTTTGGATGATATGCGCAGGTTCAATCGCACTTCGATGCCTGTTGTGTTTGGTGGTTTTCATCTTGGTTGGATGGGTGGTGTGGATTGGTGTGTGAATAAGTTGACTGAGTTCTCTCATCAGGAATACAACGTGGGTGACACGCGCACAATGATTGAGGATTGTTTCACCTACGGAAAGTTTGTCAATGGGGAAATCATGAATGAAGTGGAGATTGATTCTGATTGGCCTTGGTGGGTTCAGGCTGGTTTGCATCCTGAGTCATGGCGTTCAAAGAAGCGTTATGGCTCATAGTCAGCAAAGGGATTTCTTCCAACGAGTCAAAGATAAGTATCCTGAGTTCTTTGTGGATGCGTCTGTTCTTGATGTCGGTTCGCTTGACATCAATGGGACGGTTCGGGACTTCTTCACCGGCGGCTCATATTTGGGGGTGGATGTGGCTGATGGGGCTGGGGTTGATGTTGTTGCCTTTGGGCAGAGTCTTGACTTTCAGGATGACAGTTTTGATGTGTGTTTGTCGGCTGAATGTTTTGAACATAATCCTGAGTGGGTGGCGACGTTTGCAAATATGGTTCGGATGTGTAGGGGTTTGGTGTTGATGTCTTGTGCGACTTCTGGTCGTGAGGAGCATGGGACTTCTCGATGTCATCCTGGTTCGTCGCCTTTGTCTGTGGAGTTGTGGGATTACTATCGGAACTTGACTGAGGCTGATTTCGTGGCTGAGTTTGATTTGGATGAAATGTTTGGTGAGTGGTCGTTTGAGGTGAATGAGGATTCCTGTGACCTCTACTTTGTCGGGTTTGTGAAGTAACATAGGAACACCATGCCAATCACGAATGGATACGCAACCCGCAACCAGATCAAAGCAGCTCTCCGCATTGGGACGGCTGACACGATTGATGACGATCTGATTGACAACTGTGCCGCGGCTGCTTCGCGTCTGATTGACGGTTACTGCAACCGCCAGTTCTGGTCTGTTGGTTCTGCAACCACTCGTGTCTACATGGCAGAGAATGATTTCTATTGCCACATTGATGACATCGCTGGAACTGCAATCACCTTGAAGACTTCAGGTGCTACCGATGGAACCTTTGATGTGACTTGGTCTACAACCGATTATCAGTTGGAACCATTGAATGGTCGCTTGGATGGTTTGCAATGGTCATACGACAAGATTCGTGCAGTTGGTGACTATCTGTTTCCAACGGTAAACGGCAACTATGGTGAGCAGGCTTTGGTTCAGTTGACGGCTGTGTTCGGTTGGCCGTCTGTGCCTGAACCTGTCACACAGGCGACCATCATTCAGGCTTCACGAATCTTCAAACGATATGACTCACCGCTTGGTGTTGCAGGTTTCGGTGACTTGGGTGCCATTCGTGTTTCTCGTTTCCTTGATCCGGACATGGCACAACTTGTCGAACCGTATCGACGGATGCGACTCTTCGCATGAACGAACAAACTACGGTCACCCAAATCAAACAGGGGTTGCAAGTACGCCTTGCAACGATTAGCGGGCTGAGGTCATACGCCTACCAGCCGGACAATCTGAACACCCCGTTCGCTTGGCCGATGTTGGACACAATCACCTACAACGGTGCGATGCGTGGCGGTCTCATCACCCATGTGTTCACCATCTCTGTTGTGGTAGGTCGCTCAGCTGAGCGGTCTGCCCAAGCTGCGTTGGATGGCTTCTTGTCCTATGAGGGTGCGACTTCTATTCGTGCCGCTTTGGAAGGGGATCGCACCTTGGGTGGTGTGGTCGCGAACCTGCTGGTCGAGTCGGCTTCAAACATTTCCACGATGGAAGGAAACGACACCACATATCTGATGGTGGATTTCCGTGTCATCGTTTACGCCTAACGGTTGCCCGCTTGTGGCTGGTGCGTGTAGAGTTATCGCATCGGCTCAGCCGAGCAGAAGTAGTTCAACTCGATAGCCGATAAGGCAGGAGCATCAAATGGCAAAGCAAGTTTTCACTAACGTGGCAGTCACCTTCGGTACTGCCAACACCGATATTTCCCAGTATGTAGCGTCCGTGACCCTATCGACGACTGCGGCCGAAGTTACAACAACTGCAATGGGTTCCTCGGCTGTGACACGGATTCAAGGTTTGATCGACAACTCGGTCACGCTTGAGTTGCAACAGGATTTCCCAACGATTGAGAAGTTGTTCTGGGATGCTTACACCGCTGGTACTGCTGTACCGATGACGATCAAGCCAAACGGAACTGCTGCTGCTTCTTCTGCGAATCCGCAGTACGCATTCTCGGCTTTGCCAGTTTCTTGGACACCTGTATCGGGTGCCGTTGGTGACCTTGCTGTAGTGAGCATCACCTATCCAATCTCTGGTGCAATCACCAAGACTGGCACTGGCGCATAGTTTCAACATAACAACCCTTACCTGCGGAGGTATATATGAAGATTGCACTTGAATTGACGAGTGCGCTTGATGGCAAGTCACGAACGATTGTTGCTGCGTTTCCAGACTTCATTGCGTTTGAAGGCAAGTTCAATCGAAGCGTTGCCAAGTTTGAAACAGAACTCACGTTGACTGACCTTGCGTATTTGGGTTGGCATGCTGAGCATCGTTTGAAGAAGACTGGCCTTGACTTTGATTCATGGTGTGACGAGATTGAGTCGTTGTCTTTGGGAGATGCCAATGATGGCGTGATCGTCCCTTTGGAGATCAGTCAGCCCACTGGATGATTGCATTCCTGTCTTGTGAGACAGGGATCGCGCCTTCGGTGTTGCTGGCAGAATCGCCAAGAATGCTGTTCACGATGTTTGCCTATCTTCGTTGGAGGGCAATTCATCTAGGCAAGTAGTGTGGGTGCATGGCGTTCTATGGTGCAGCTTTGGGTCGAGCAGGTGGAGTGTCCATTGCTCCAGGTCAACAAACTGATCCCGTCCAAATTGTCGGTCTAGCAGATTTCTTGCGCAAGGCTTCGCAGGCTGATGCAAACTTCAACAAGGAGATGCGTATTGCTTCTCAGGAGGTGGCGCAGAAACTTGTGGTGAAGGCACGGATTGAGGCTGGGTCTGTGACTCGTAGCCGTCAGGCCGTTGAAGTAATGAAGGGGATGCGGGCTAGACGTGATCGCATCCCCACTGTGAAGTTGGATGAGAAGTCGGGTTTTGTTTCGCAGTCGCGCCCGAACCGCATCCGCAAGAAGAAGGTCACTCGGGGTGACGTGTTCTTTGGTGCCGAGTTCGGTGGTGCGAGAAACAAGAACACACAGCAATTCTTGAGGCATCGAATG